TGGCGGATCAAGTCAGAGGTGTGAATTTTGTAAATAACTCATCACCTTTATTCAATCAAAACTTTTCTAATTTGAAAAGTCAGTGTTATGTTAAGTTAAGTGAGATGTTTAAAGAAAAGAAAATTAGTTTGAATATTATTGACCCAAGTTTAATGGACACAATTACACAGGAATTATTAGCAATAAAATTAAAAAATATAGATAAGGATAATAAAGTAGCTGTTCAATCAAAAGAGGAGATGAAAAAGATATTGGGTGTTTCACCTGACTATGCGGATTGTCTTATGATGAGAATGTATTTTGAATTGAAGAATATAAAATCTACTGGTCGTTATGCTATAGCATTCGTATAATATGGAAGTAAAAATTGATAAAACCGAATATGAGTTACCCTCATATTTGAGTATTGAAAATTATGTAAAAATTTATAAGGTTAAAGATTTATTCACAGACCAATATTTTGCAGCAAAATTAATTAGTATTGTTGGTGATATTCCTTTAGAATTATTACTTAAACAAGATTATGAGGAAATAAATTTTCTTGCAGTATATCTAATGTCACTGATACCATTAGATGAAAAACCAAAGTTTCATGATAGATTTGAGATTGATGGAGTACATTATGGTTTTTTTCCTAATTGGAGAGATTTAACATTTGCTGAATTTGTGGATATGGATACAATATCTACTAAACCACAAAATGAAATGTTGGACTTATTACACATATTAGCAGCAATTATGTACCGACCTATTGAACATGAAATTACAGAACACAATTTTATAATTGAAGAATATGATGTCAATAAAATGAAAGAACGAGCGGAAATATTCAAAAAGAAACTTGATGTCAAATATCTTCTTGGAGCACAGTTTTTTTTTATCAACTTCGCAAGGAGATATTTTCTTTATTCCCAGGTGTCTTCGACCCCGACTATCTCAATATGGACGAGAATCAAGCTGCTTTGGCGGCTGCGCAAGATGATTTGGAAAACAGCTTTCAAAAAACCTACGGGTGGTTCCTTGTCGTCAATAGAATCACTTCAAACGATATTACAAAACACGACTACGTCTACAAGAAAAAATTAATTGAAGTATTAAACCAATTATCATTCTTAATAGATTACGATAAAGAACAAATCAGATTACAGAAAAAAGCGATGAGTCAGAACTAATTTCAGGACACATTTCAAGATATTTTATATTTATTATTAGATGAGTAAAATTACATATAAACAAATTCTGACTTATTTTAGTTCAATCGCATATCATCACGAACAAATTGAAAGTTTTGGATTTGGTGATATGAATCAGATTACGATGGATATTCAGACCAAACAAGAACCAAAATACACAAGAATGTATGTGGTTCCTGAATCTGTGATTTTTAACGAAAATCACATGCATTATGATTTTGCAATCGTGATTGTCGATAAAGTAGAAGATGATTTGTCAAATTTACAAGATGTCATGTCTGATACTTTGGAGATTTGTATGGACATATGGACTATCTTTTGGCAGTCATATACGTCACATCAAGGTGATTTTTCTAATATTATTGTTGGTGAATGGGGACCAAAAGTACATCCATTCACAGAAAGATTTGAAAGTACATTAGGAGGTCATACACTTCATATCAGATTGTCAGTACCATTTGATTATGATAGTTGTGGATTACCTATTGTAGATGATTTTGGATTTCCTCAAGACCAAACATATTCAGCTTATAAACAAGTATTATTAGATTGGAAACAATTTGCTGACGCTCACGAACAAGTTAATAGTTGGGGTTTTGGTGATGGTTCGTTATTAACAAACGATATTATTACAAAACAAGAACCTTTGTATCCGAGAATGTATTTCATTCCTGATACAACAAGATTGGAAGAAAACCATATGCATATCACTTGGACAGTTATTGTAGTAGATAAATTGGAAGATGACTATTCAAATCAACAAGATATATTATCAGATTGTTTAGAAATATGTAAGGACTTTTTTTCTAAGGCATATTTATCTGATTATGATGTTGAATGGAATGCAACACTTGAACCATGGTTAGAGGATACAGAAACTACACTTTGTGGTTGGAGTTTTCAAGTATCTATTCAACAAAAATTTGATTATAATAGATGTGTGTTACCTGTTACTAATTTTGTACCAGGTTATACATGGGATGAATTGGCTGAATTATGGAGACAAGTTAATAGAGATTGGGATAAAGTTTAATTAAATATATAAATATATATGGGTGCTTTAGATAATTTATACGTTAGTCAGTCGTTTCAAGGTCTCCTTAAAATGACAGATAGTGCTAACGGTTTAACAAATACACTACAGACAATACAAACAGGTGATGGCGACAACAGTCCATTACAAATGAGTTTGACTGAAGTTAATATATCAGGTTCATTTTATTTGAATGGAGTTCAGATAACAGGTTCAACATCAGGAACATCTGGTACATCAGGTACAAGTGGTTCAAATGGAAGTAGTGGAACAAGTGGAACATCAGGTACCAGTGGATTGGGATTTTTATGGCAAGGTGTTTGGACTGGTACAACAACATATTTGGTTAATGATGTTGTTTATTATAACGGAGATAGTTATGTATCACTTCAAAATGGAAACTTAAACAAAATACCATCAGTTCAACCAGCATTTTGGCAAAAGATGACAGATGGAGGTTCAAGTGGAACCTCAGGAACTGCTGGAACAAGTGGCTCGAGTGGTTCATCAGGTACTAGTGGAAGTTCAGGTTCTTCAGGAACATCAGGTTCAAACGGTAGTTCAGGAACTAGTGGTACTTCAGGTTCAAGTGGTAGTTCAGGAACATCAGGAGGAACTGGTTCAAGTGGAACTTCTGGTACAAGTGGCTCAAGTGGGTCATCAGGTACGTCAGGAAGTGATGGTTCTTCAGGAACGTCAGGAACAAGTGGAAGTTCAGGAACATCAGGAACTGCTGGTACAAGTGGAACAAGCGGTGAAGCATTATTCGCACAAACAGGTTCTTTTTGGGCTACAACAAATAACATTCAAATAACAGGTTCTTTATTAATATCAGGTTCTGAAAATCTTGATTTAGTAGTCACAGGTGCAGCAAGAGTTACAAATCCATCAGGAACACAAATAAATAGGATTGCACCAAATTCATTCAATATTACAACTGATGCAGACCCAACAGTAAATGCTGAAAATTATGTTTTTGCTTCAACTGCAAGTAATGCATCAGTATATGTTGGTGTTTATGATAATCCTAATTTTACTGAAGATGTTGAATTAAAAATTAATGCATCAACAAGTGGATTACAATTTCAAGATTGGGATAATGGTTCAACATTCAGTTATGTTGATTGGATGACAATTGATAAAAACACAGGTAATAATCCTGCACCACAATTCAAACGTTCAGTTGCAATAACGGGTTCATTAAATGTATCAAATACAACAACAGTAAATGATTTGATAGTAAGTGGAAACTTAGTTGGTAATGCTGTCAATAAAGGATTAATCAAAATTAAAACTGAAGCGTACGAAAGTGGTTCAATACAATATGAAAATTATATTACATCATCTTTACCAATATCACAATCCAATTTAATATTTGGTCCAATAGGTGGTGGTCCTTCAGCAGCAAACGTAACAGGTTCAATTGAAATATCAGGTTCCAATAATATTATTTTGAATGGTGCTAGATTAGCTACAGTAAGTGCTGGAACAAAAGGTTATATAGGTGGTAATGGTAATATTATTACGGCTATACCTGTAATATCAACAAGTTCTTTTGCTAATGTTCAGAATTTTATATTTAATCAAAATATTGTTGGTAGTTTGACAACAATTGATGCACCAACTTCAGGTGCTTTGATATATGGTGGTGTTGATGGTTTTATTCTAGTACAAAATAATAATATAAACGGAACTGTACTAGCTAGACATAAATCAGGTTCTTTATCATATTCTGCAAATTTGAATTATGGTACAGTTAATTCATTTGCTACATCATCAATTCATTCAAACGCAAATGCAATAGGTCCACAATTCACACAAAATATATTAAATGCATCAACACAAAACTTTCTTCACGCAAGTAGTTCATTTAATGTAACAAGAAATGTGATGATTGGTGCCACACATAATTTTAGAAATTTTGACACAACACCATCAATATATACTGGATTTAGTAGCGGTTCAGTTGCTATATCACAAAATTTTATTAATGGTAATATTACATTTATTGCTAGTGGTTCATCAACTGCTAATAACGGTAAATCACTTACTAATAATATAGCAGGTGGTAATGGTATTGAATTAAATTCAATATCATCAGGTTCAGCATCAGGTCATTTAGCAAACGCATTAATATATGGTAATAGTTTAATTGTAAGTGGAAATTTAGCAAATACTACAACTGGTGGTTCAGCAATTGTTGGTAGATTTAATGCAACAGGTTCAAATCAAGAAACATTATCTGAAACCGTATTTGTTGTTGGTACAGGTACCGCAGCAAATGCAAGAAGAAATGCATTACGTATAGATAGTAACAATAACTCAAACTTTACAGGTAGTGTAAATATATCAGGTTCATTAACCGTTAATGGTAGTACAATCACATCATCAGATAGAAATGGATTGATTACAACAGGTAGTTACGGTACATCTAGTCAAACAATTGCGGGTCAATTACAAATTAGTGGTAGTGCAAATCAACCTTTTGCAATCCTTGCAGGTGAAAATACCGCAAAGATAGATATTGTAAATGGCGGTCACGCTTTCTATAGACATTCAACTGAATATAATACAGTAATAGGTAATGCAAACGGTATTGATGTTGGATTTACTGGTTCTAATAATATGTTGTTTACTGGATTCTTCTTAGGATTTAGTTCAGGTTCAAATAACTCAGTTATATCAGGTAATGGAGCAGCTAACTTCCGTTCAGGTTCATTCAATACAATTGTAGGTCAAGTTGGAAATTTAGAATTTGGTAATAGTAACACTTATATTGGTGTTGGAACAAATAACACACTTGAAAATGATACTTTAAGGATTGGCGCTGGTAATACTCAAATATTAATCAAATCTGGTTCATTACCATTACAAATTTACAGTGACATTCAAGTAACAGGTTCATTACAAGTTCAGAGTGGTGCAAATTTATCAGGTTCTGTATATATTCAATCAGGTTCAAACTTTCCAGATGCAACTGGTTCAGCAATTGTGAGTTATAATTTGTCAACAGGACAATTAGCACATACACCTTATAGTTCAGTATTACCTGCTTTATTTAGTGTTGGTGCATTTTATAGTACAGGTTCAATTACAACAACAGCAAATACCTCAGGTTCTTTCACATATGATACTTCATTAGGTGTTAATAGCATTTATTTTAATAGTGGTTCACATATTGTTGTTGATAAAACTGCAACATATAATTTCCAATTTAGCATACAAATTTCACAAGGAGCTAGTTCGGCTGATGTTGCTGTATGGTTAAAGAAGAATGGTAGTAATGTTTCTGATACAGCAACTTATGTAACAGTTCCATCAAATACAAAACAACTTATGGCATTAAATCTTTGGGATAGTGCAACTGCTGGTGATTATTATGAAATTGCATATCAATCAGATAGTAGTAATACAACATTCCAAACGGTTGCAGCATCAGGTAATATACCTCGTTCACCATCAATAATTGTAACAATAAATCAAATAAGATAATGACACAAGAACAACAAGTAAGAGCAGACCAAATTTTGACGGAAATCTTAAAAGATTTATTGAATCAAAAAAGATGGACTTTTGGTATCCCTCCGAAAGGACCTATCAATAAAAAAGCTACAGGTAACTTGATTAATAGTGTAAAAATTATGAATGCACAATTTAATCAAGAAATGACTGTAATGACTTTTGATATTGATGGACCAAGAAATCCATATCCTTACTTTAGTATTGTAGATAGAGGAAGACGAAAAGGTGCTCAACAACCACCTATAGAACCAATATTAAATTGGATTAATAAAAGAGGAATTAATATTAGAAATGAGAAAGGACAATTCATATCAGGTAGCATACAAAATAATGCTAAAAAGAAATTAAGTTTGGCATATGCTATTAGTGGTGGAATTAAAAAGAAAGGAATTAGAGGTAATAATGTTATAGTTGTTTTCGATGATGAAATTTATGCAAGTCAAAAGTTTTTTGATTTATATAGAGAAATTTTTGGTGACCAATTAACAGAAACAATAGACAAAGTAAAATTAGATTAACATGGCTTTTGGATATGCACAATTATATGGTAATGGATTAAACAATACTTCACAAATTAGAAGAGCGGTTGATTTCATATATCAAAGAGGTGGAACATATAATATAACTTTGACAGGTACGTCCTTTCAGGAAAGCATGCAATTGGTTGTAGATTTATATTCTGATGATGTAAAAGTTGGAAGCATGTCTTTGGTTCCATATGAAACATCTTTATCAGGTTCAACATATTATTATCAATTCGGTTTGAGACCATATCAATATTTACAAAATTATGTAGAAACTGAACATTATCAATATTATTGGGATGGTGATTGGGATACAACAACTTTAGATATAAATGTAAATGCACCATATTCGAATGGTATTAAAGCAAACTTTAAGTATGGATATAGATATTTGAGTGGTGTTACATATATTACAGAATATAGTGGTTCTCCTACAAACAATTTAAATCATTTTACTTATATACCTGAAAACGTAAATACTACAGGTTTTACACCTTCTGATTACACAAACACAGGAGTTTATTTTGATTATATAGGTGGAACGTTTCAAATGGATAATAATTTTATTAGACCAAACTTCGACCAAGAAGTTGGAACAGTAATTGGAACAGGATTTAGTATAAACACAACTTCATTATACAATAGAGTTTCACCAGTATGTCAATATTTGTGGGATTTTCCAACTGTTCCTGAACAATCAGAAACAGCAAGATTTTTAACATCGTCACCACGTATCCAATATATTCAAGAAGATGAAAATTATGTATTGTGGTATTTGAATGGACAAACAGGTGACAGACAAGTTATTGAAGCTGATTGGGTTGTAATAGAATTTTACGATGCTAACAACAATCAGATTGATAGATACAATATTGAAATGAATAAGAGTGGTACTGCTTATCAATCACCAACAGGTTATACAGATACATTAAAAAGATTTGCGTTTCCATGTGGTCCAGCTGACATCACAAATATATGGACAGGACAAACATGGAGTAATGTGAATCATTATAGAGTTCAATTCTTTTATGGATTACCAACTTGGAATGTTAATAGATTATCAGTAGGTCCTATTGGTCCTGTAAGTGAAGCATTTTGGTTTTATCTATATGATAATTGTCTTCCTGAAAGTACAAGGTTGGTATGGTTGAATAATGAAGGAGGATATGATTATTATACTTTCCAATCTTATAGACAAGATACAAAAAACATAGAAAGAAAAACATATGATAACAAGTATTATGCTACCAATCTTAGTTCTCCCGACAGGAATATGGGTAGGACAATTAAAACGTTTGATACGACAGTTGATGTAGATATTGTTTTAGAAAGTGATTATTTATCAGTTGCTCAAGGTGATTGGATAAATGGTTTATTTTATTCACCACAAGTTTATATTATGCAGAAAGATTATATATCACCAATAGATAGACAAAATAAGATATATAAAGATTTAAGACCAGTTCAAGTTATTTCAACAAGTGTTGATACAATTACTAAAAAACATAAAAAGTTAAACAAATATAGAATTACAGTGAGAACCGCTGATGGTTTCTTTGTAAATAAAGGTTTCTAATATGTCGCAACAACAACAAACTATTTTAAGAGTATCTTATAACAATACAACAGGTATAACAGAATATGAAGTTTTGGATACCTATAATGAAATCCCCATTAGGATAACAAGAAGTTTTGCGGAGTTACAAGATATATCTAAGAAAAATAGTGATACTGCAATTAATGTTAAATTACCTGGCTCAAAAATCAATAATAAATTTTTTGAAAACTATTTTGATGTTGATGTAAATTTATTCAAATTTAATGTATTAAATAAAGTTAGTTGTCAAGTATTGATAAATGATGAACCTTATTTTACAGGTTATCTGAGATTAAATGAAGTTACAATAACAAATACAGAAGTTGAATATGATGTATCTTTATACAATATAATTGGAAATCTATACGCAGATATAGGAAATAATTTATTACAGGATTTAGATTTTAATGACCCTGATTATACTTTTAATCATACATTTAATCAAGGTCAAGTTACAGCAAATTGGTACAATTCAAATTTTGGATTAGATAGGGAACAACCACTTACACACATTTATCCTGTAGTACATAATGGTTACATTTATACTGGTAACACAGTAAATTTTACAGGAGGTACAGCAGATGACCAAACAAGATTATATACGTCATCACCGATACTTGCAGGAGCATATACTTCAACAGCTGCGGCAATATCAGCTGGTGTGAAACCATATAGAATAAATTCACCTAATCAAGGTCTGATTGATAATCAATTAAAACCAGCAATATCTGTTTGGAATATATTACAATTAATTTTCAAAACTTATGGTTATACAATCAAATCTGATTTCATGAACACACCATGGATGAAAACATTATATATGTATGGATATTTTTCATCTAATGCTACAAAGTTTTCTTATCAAATAAATGAAATACCAACATTACCACCAGAAAGTTGTGAAATTATATTCAAACCTAATTCAGGTTTGACAGCATTTGATGTTATTGTAGTTCAAAAGGGTACTGGTATTCCATGTTTTTGTTCAGAACAAATTGATTTTATTTATTGGGTTAAACAAAGATACGTACCTTTTATATTCCCAACCAACATATATTATTTAGTGCAAGATAAAGTTGTTCCTCAAACTTCAGGTACAACAATTAACTTACCACAAACACCACCACCAAATAGTATAATATATAGAAGATATGATGGATGGTATTACTCGAGTGTAGGTGTCGCAGATATATCTGAATTAAAATATAATCCCGTCGCAATTAATGATTTTGTTCAGTTTGAGGATGGTGACTTTGTTAATTTTAGTCAGGTAATTGACCCACAATTTAGACAGATAGATTTTTTATCAAGTATTGCTAAAAAATTTAATTTGATATTTATTCCTGACCCTGATGTTCCTAATGGTATTATTATTGAACCTTATACATATTATGTTGGTACAGGAAATATATATGATTGGACTGATAAAATTAGTATGGATTCGGGTGTGACAGTAGAACCAGCATTAAATAATATTGATAGTTATTTAGTTTTTAGTGATTCTGAAGATGGTGATTATGGAAATATAACTTTCAAAAACACAAATAACAGAATTTATGGTCAAAAATTTGAATCTAATAATACAGATTTCAAATCTTCTACAGGTGAAACCAAAACATTTTTTGGACCACAAATATTTCGTCAGTGGGATACACCTGACCAATTACCAAATGGTGGTATAGATTTTCCATTAGGTATAAATTATGCTGGTACAACAAATACACAAGATGTTAATGACCAACAAATAGTTCATTATCAATATACAGGTGTAAAAACAAAACCAAAATTAATGTGGTTTTTACAAGGTAATAATGTACTCAATCAGTATGCAGATTCAGGTGTAACATATAACGCAACCTATTCAGCAACAACATATACAGCATGGGTTCATGATTCTAATGGTCAATCGGGATTTGGTTTTGAAAACATTCCTATTATGTCTAATGCTATGCCGATAGGAATGTCTGATCAATATAAAATCAATAATGATAGTTTATCATTATTATTTAATGCAGAACAATTAGCGTATATAGATGTTAGCACATATACAACTTATACATATAATGATTGTTATGATTATTTTTATGCTAATCGTGTGAATAATTTATATAATCCAAATACAAGATTTTTGAAAGGAAAATTCCAATTGAGTTTATCTGATTATAAAAATCTTAAACCACAAGATATTATAAAAATAAAAGACCAATATTTTACATGGAATAAAATATCCAATTTTAATGTTACAAATACTGAATTAACTGATGTAGAATTGGTACAATACAATTTGAAAGTTAATACATATCCAACAAGATATTTCAAATATTATTATTGTGATGATTTTTTAACATGTTATGTATTAAAAACGGATTTCACAAATCCTAATTTATTATATACAAATTTTGGTTGGAGTGTTTTATATGATCATAATTGTGGTATTATATATGGTCAAAATCAACCATCTGGTTATACATCTACATTTTTTGTAACATCAGGTGCAACAGATTATTATATACCATATTTTATCGAAGAAATAAATCAAGATGAATATGAAAATGGAGGTTGTCTTGATTACACGTGTGATAAATTGTTAATGCATATTTATGGAGAACAGGATGGACCTTTTTGGAATAACATGCCAACATATTATTTCAATTCAGGTGGAACAATTTCAGGTATGAATTTATTCAAAGATTGTAGTACATTCAATACTATAAAAACATCGGCAGGTATTAGAACAGCATCATCCACAATTTTTGGGTTACCAGATTGTGCACCTCCAACAGCAACATATTCAATATTAGCTGAAACAACAGAGGTATTAAATACGGAAATAAATCAAAATATACAAATAGAACATTAGATATGAGTAACGTAAAAGTTTCAGAATTACCAGTATATACAGGTTCCATAGCAGGAACATGGTTTGTTATTGATAATCCTGCTTTAACACAGACAGCAAGAGTTATTCTTGAAGATTTTAATAACGGTTCATCAGGTACTTCAGGTACATCTGGTTTTAATGGAGCAAATGGAACATCAGGTACGAGTGGTACTAGTGGTATTGCAGGTTCTTCTGGTACAAGTGGTACATCAGGAACTAGAGGTTCTCATGGTACAAGTGGAACTTCTGGTAGTAGTGGTTCATCTGGTACATCTGGTACATCTGGTACATCTGGTACTAGTGGATTTGGAACAATAAGTAATGCTGCTGAAGGTAGATTCATTTTTACCAATTCAACTGGTACAGCAGTTACGGCATCATCAAATTTATTTGTTACAGGTACATCAATAAATGTTAATAATAATTTGAATGTTAATGGTAATGAATCAATCACAGGTTCATTAAGGATAAGTAATGGTGCAAATATAACAGGTTCTTTATTATTATCTAATTCATTTTCTTTAATTGGTGATTCTAACATAAATGGAAATCAATCTATAACAGGCTCACACATAGTTGTTGGTAATCAATCTATAACAGGTCCTTCGAATATAAATGGTAATCAAGCAATTACTGGTTCATTACAAATAAATGGAAATCAAAGCATCAGTGGTTCTTTGAGAGTTTCTTCTTCTGCATTTATAACAGGAACCATTTATGTTTATGATGATGTAAATACGGGTAGTGTAATTACAAATGTAACTGATACACAATCTTTACCAAAAGTAAATACAGTTACAACATTAACAAATTCCGAATATAATAATTTATTTATATCTGGTGCTCTCGATTCTAATACTTTATATCTTGTAAGTGGAAGTATGAACACATCAGGAACTAGTGGTACTTCTGGTACATCAGGAACATCTGGTACTTCTGGTACATCAGGAAGTAGTGGTAGTTCAGGAACAGCTGGTACTTCTGGTACTTCTGGTACATCAGGAAGTAGTGGTAGTTCAGGAACATCTGGTACATCAGGAAGTAGTGGTAGTTCAGGAACAGCTGGTACATCTGGAACAAGTGGATTTGGATTACCCGCAAAGAACATTTCTGTAAATAATACAGGTTGGAGTGGATTTGTACCTTTTACTAATCCAGTAAACACACAAACTTTTACATTTACTACACCTTTTAGTAATTCTAATTATTCTGTAGATTTTGTTTATCAATTCGGTACTTTTAGTGGAGGTACTCCTACTGATGCAGATTATTATTGGTATGATTTAAGTTCAAATAATACTGTTATTATATCTGGTAAAACAACTTCAGGATTTACAGTATCTATATCAAGTAGTGATGCTTTAAGTGGATATACAGGATTCACAGGTTATTTAACTGCAATAGGTACAGGTGAAAGTAATGGTTCAGGATTGAATGGTTCATCAGGTACATCAGGAACAAGTGGTGTTGGAACAAGTGGTACATCAGGTACAAGTGGTAGTTCAGGTACATCACCTGCTGGATTTAGTTCAGGTACATCAGGAACTTCAGGTTCTAGTGGTGTTGGAACAAGTGGTACATCAGGTACAAGTGGTAGTTCAGGTACGAGTGGTTTAGTAGATTATATTGGTTTGATTACATCAGGTTCTTTAGGTTCTAATCAATCAATCACAGGTTCCATAAATGGAAATGTACAATCATTATCTATAAGTTCTAATACAGCATCACTAAATTTGAATAATGGTAACTTTTTCACATTACAATTGGTTAGCGGTAGTAATACAAGAATTGAACCATCAAATATAAAAGCAGGTCAAACTATAAACATTTTATTAAATACAACAGGTAGTGGAACAGTTAGTTTCCCATCATCTGTTAAACAAATAAGTGGTTCATCATATGTTCCATCAACAGGAACAACAGTAGATGTTGTTACTTTGGTTTCATTTGATAGTTCATCACTTTATTTGGCAAACGTTAAAAACTTAGTATAATGATTTTTTCACCATTTGGATTTAGAAATACACAACCAATTTCAACTGGAATTACTTATAGTGGATTAACTATTTATACAAATACCTCACCATCTTCTTATAATGGTACAGGTACAACATGGACAAGTATTGCAACTGGTACAACATATAATGGAACATTAACAAATGGACCTACATGGACAACTGGTTCAACACCATATTATTTCAGTTTCGATGGGACAAATGATTATGTTAGTTTTCCATACACAGGTTCAACAACTGGTACATATACATGGGGTGGTTGGGTTAATGCTACAACAAGTGCAGCTGAGAAAATATTTTTTATGAGAGGTAGGGATGGTGCTGGAAATGGATGGAGTTTATTTGTAACTAAAAATACTACAAATAAATTAACAGCTGGTGTTGTTACAACTACACCTTCTTTAGCACAAACTAATGCGATTAGTACAACAACTTTAGTAGATAATACATGGTATTATGTCATGGGTATTTGGTCACCAGGTGTTTCTATAAAAATTTATGTTAATGGAATTTTAGAACAAACTACAAATACAACAAGAACGAATTTAAGAACTTCAAGTGATGGTTGGAGTATAGCAAGAGGTCAAAGTACAAATACAACTCTTTGTAATATTGGTGAATTTCAATTATATACAAGAGCTTTAAGTGATGCTGAAATTTTAGCAAATTATAATGGAACAAAAACAAATTATGGATACTAAAAAATATATAATATTTGATATATCTGAAGTAGATAAAATCAATTTTGATGAGGTATTAGAAAGTAGTAAAGATACATTAAGATTATCATTAGATAATAAATCTTTTGTAAAATATTATGATGAAATGCCAGAATCAATAAAAATTTTAGAAAGTAAATCACAAGAATATTCTTATGAAAAAATTTTAGATATATTAGAGGCAGAAAATTGGAACATAAAAATAAATTCGATAACAGGAAATACATAATTATGGAAAATGAAAAAGTATATATAGGAAATAAAGTTGGTGATTATGCTTTCTTAGGAAATATACAAATTTTTCCAAAGGATGGATATTGGAATAGAGTTCTATATGCATCCAATATAAATCAACCTTCATATTGGCCTAATTACACTTATATATCAACAGGTTATACTACTCCAACAATTCCTTTACAAAATAGTGAATATGCTTTTCAAAATTTAGCTGTTAGTAATAATGGGCAAATTTTATTAGGGGACTCAGGATCACAATTATATCTTTCTAAGAATTATGGTAGAAAATGGTATTTACAAACACCTGTTGGTTTGAATAATTGTAGTAATGTTTGTTTATCAACTGATGGTGTATATTTGGGAGCTTCTTTTGGATTAGGTGTTTATATTAGTAGAAATTCTGGTGAAACTTGGGATGTATATGGAATTGGTTCTCAAGACGCTATAAAATGTAGTGAAAATGGTCAATATTGGATTACAATTTCTAATGGTGGATCTAGAATTGGTTATTCTTATTCTAATGATTATGGATATACATGGACATGGTATGGATATCCACCGATATTCATAAATGTAGATATGAGTACTAATGGTCAGTATATTGTTATGGGAACTAATGGTACTAATGATGTTTTTATTTCATCAGATTATGGTGCTACATTTACAACAAAACTTTTTCAAATAGGTTATAAAGAAGCTATTTGTAGTGCTGATGGAAGTATTATATATGTTAGTGAACAAAGATCTGGAAGTCCATATAGTGGTAGATTATTTAGGTCTAATAATTATGGTGTTACTTTTTCTACAGTATATAATTTAAGTAATTGGTTATTGAATTTGAAATGTTCTGATAATGGACAATATGTTATGGCTAATAAACACATGGGTGGTGGAACATATGATTTGGTTTTATCTTCAGATTATGGGGCAACATGGCAAACTTTGATTTCATCTGTTAATAATACTTTCAAATCTTTGTATATGTTGAATCCACAATTTCCATAAACATCATTATCTAAATATTTATAGAATATGTCAAGAAAATATATATCACAGGTTAATAATGAAAATTTCGTATTTCCAAATTATAAAATATCAGAATATGATATTGATATTAACCATGATTTGAAAGAGAATAGTGTATCAGGTTATACTTCAGGATTCACAGCAACAATCACAGGTGGTTCAATAAATGTATCATTTTATTATAATTGGTTATTAAATGGTGCTGAACCATATATAAATACTGAAGGAGATTTGGCAATATTATCGGTTCATATGATGACAAATACAAATAAGTATTATAGACCTTGGATTTGTGTTTATCATTTGGATGACAATACAACAACATTAACGGGTCTTACAGGTACTGCATCATTTACAGTAACACCACAGATGGTTAATCAAGGTTCATTTACACAAGGAACTTATTATTTCGAAATTAGATTTATAGGTCATCGAGCAATATTCCCTGTATCACAACCAGTATCGATTATACCACCTACTTCAACCCCTACACCTACACCAACATTAACACCAACTCCTACACCTACACCAACAGGAACTCCAACACCTACACCAGGTGGTCCAACAGATACTCCAACACCTACACCGACTGTAACACCAACACCGACTCCAACAGAAACACCTGTTGTGAATTGTAGTTGTTATTGGTTTATAAATGAAATTGGAAGTACAATATACTATGATTTCGTACCATGTGGTGATGTGGATGTATTAACATATCCATTAGCACCTGGTGCAAGTGTTAGAAGATGTGTTCAAAATGGATACACACCTACAATTGGTTTTGGTGGTACAATAACCGCATGTACATCAACAGTTGCTTGTGATGAAGATTTAGATTGTACAGGATGTCAATAAAATTATGAAAATGGAAATATATAAAGACGGAGAAATGATTGATTTACAAAATGTATCAATTACAAAATTTGAAAACAAATTATTTCAATTGGGACAAGAATTTTATAACACAGATTTGAATTTTAGTTCAATCAAACAATTAAAAGGTGATAAAGATATTTTAGAAAAAGCATTTTTACACCAGTTTATAGAAGAGTTAAATTTATAGAATATGGCGATGGACAAATATTCCAAACTAGTTTTGGAGTTTGACAAGGTTACAGGAGCGATGAAATTTGCAGGACAGGAAACTGTATCCTTACAAAAACAAGTTAGATTACTACGTCAGGAACTTACATTAGGAACCTATACACAAGAAGAATTTAGTAAAATTCAGAACGCATTAGCCGAAACTGAGTTCAAATTAAAACAATCACAATTAAGAGGTAAAGATTTATTTGAACAAATAGGTACATTAGGTGGTGGATTTGGTGAAATGTCTAATAGAATTGATAGAGCCATAAAATTATTTAATGCCTTAAATAACGTAACTTTTGATGAGTTAAAAGATAAGTTTAGAAACCTTGCAGCGTTAATATCAGGAGATGTTGAAAGTATTAGTGAAGAAATTCAAGTTATTCAACAACCTGGTGGAAGACCAACAGGAATGAGAGAACTAACAGGTAATGCTGGTGAAGCTGGTGATGCACTTAGAGGTGCTACATCTACAGTTACAGCAGCGGCTGCGGTTTCAGCTTCGGCATCTGCAATACAAGGTTTGAGTGAATTAGAAAGAGCACAACAAGAAGTTGTTGTTGGAAATGTTGAAATATTAGGTAGTTGGAATAGATTACAAGCAGCAATAAAATCGGGTGTTCCATTAAAAGATTTTTTTGTTGCAGGAGAAGAATTATCAGATGATGTAAAACAATTCAAAAATTGGGCTATTGCAAATGAAAATTTATTACCTACTATAATGAATCTTAGAGAAAGATACCAAGATTGGATTTTTACAGTACAAGAAGGTAATATATTAGTTGGATTGAATGATAAAGCTTTGAGAAAACTGACTGATGCAGAACTTGCTTTATTAGGAACAACTGAAGCTCTTACAATTTCTAACCAAGGTTATATTATTTCACAACAACAAGCTGAATTAGCTGATAAAAAAGCTGCAGCAGCTAAAGCATTAAATAATACTCTAAGTAAAATTTTTATTGGAACATTAAATATTCTTAGAGCTGTTACAATAGCATATTCTACAGCAGTTGAAGTTGGAGCTAAAATTTTAAGTTTAGGATTTACACCAGCATTAAAAGCAGCAACAGTTGCAGTACAATTATTATATGCCGCATTAGCTGGTATTGTAGGTTTTGGTCTTGGTATGTTAGGACCTGCAATAAAAGAATGGATTACAGGTTTTGCACAAATGAGTGCGGAAGCGGAAACTTTATCTGTAGAATTGAATAATATTTCTAAGATTCTCGAAATGGACCTTAAAGATACTAAGAGAAGAGGTGCGGAGAAAATTGCGGAAATGAAAAAAAATAACGCAACATCGAAACAAATACGTGATGAAGAATTAAAACAACTAAAAGAACAATTAGTTAATACTAATGCTGCTTTAGATGATGCAAGAAAGAAAGAACAAGAAGCTAATGAAGCAATAAGTAAAGCTGGTGGAGTTTTTGGTATAGATGACAAAGCAGCAGAAAAAATGGCACAAAATGTTAAAGATGCTGGTGATATAAGATTGAAATTAGAAGAAGAACAAGCAGATTTAATATCAGAGATTAATGTTAAAGGTAATGCAAATATAGATGCAGACAAAAGGGAATCTATACAAAATAGAATTAAAATGTTGGATGCTTCTATAGAAAATGAAATTTATTCTGAAAAAACAAGAACTGGTGAATTAGAAAGATTATATGCGGAAAGAAATTCTTTAACAGAGTACTTAGACAAAGATCATAAATTAAAACAATCTGAAAGAGATGAAAGAAATAGGATACAAAGAAAGAAAATTAATGATGCAATTATCGAAGATGAAGTTAGAACTTCTGAAGAAGTAATTAAAAATTTAGAAAATAGAATAATTGATGCAGGAGAAAAAACTGATGAAGAATTTAACCTAAGAAGACAAATTATAGATCAAAACTTCATAAAAGAAATGGCGGAAGCGAGAAAAGATGAAAGAACAAGAGAAGAAAATGAAAGAAATGCATACACAAAATTAATTAAAAGTATAAAAGAATTAGAAAAAGAAAAATTAGAAGCTAGAAAACAACTTACTCAAAGTTACTATAATGCTGCTGCTCAAGATACTGAACAATTTTTCAATCTCGAAAGACAAATATTAGAGGACGAATTAGCAATACAATTGGTGATTTACGAGAATAATGAAAAAATGAAATTAGCATTAAAAGAAGAATATGCTAAAAAATTGAGAGAAGTTGATGCTAAACAACTTGATGCTCAAGGAAATTTAGAACAAAGAAGAGCCGATACAGAATGGCATAACATGGATAATAGAGGTAAAGTCGGTTTAAAATGGTTATTTTCACATAATAATAAAGTAAGAGAAATTAATGATTTAGTTTATCAAGATAAATTAGCTGAGGAAGAAAAGAGATATGAAGCAGATAAAACAAGAGCACAAGGTAATGCACAATTATTAGAAGTAATTGAAAGAGAACATCTTCAGAGAATGACTCAACTAAGAGCTGAACAAGTTGAAACGAATCAACAGTTGAATCAAATGATGTTCCAAACAGCAATTCAATTTGGTGAAACTTTGGGACAACTTGGTGATTTATTGTTATCAAGAGCACAAGGAAGAAACAAAAAACAATTTGAAAACGCTAAGAAATTAGCAATTGGTGCTGTTGTTATAGAAAAGGCAGCAGCAATTGGTCAAATTTGGTCAAATAATGCAATTGCAAATGCAAAAGCAACTGCAACATTTTGGGCTACAGGAGGACAACCTTGGGTAACAATTAATACAATTCAAGCTGGTTTATCAACAGCAGCAACTGTTTTAAGTGCTGCAAAAGCAATTCAAGAGATTAATGGAAGACAATTCGAACCTACACCAACAACTATGGGTAAGAATTATGAAAAAGGTGGTATGATTGGTGGAAATAGACATTACGAGGGTGGTACCATGATTGAAGCAGAACAAGGTGAAGCTATTATGTCAAGAGGAGCGGTTACCATGTTTGCACCATTATTATCAACATTAAATCAAATGGGTGGTGGTACAGCTTTTAGTAGAGGTGCTGTTGGACAAGCAGGTTATGATAATCCTGATTTTAGTTTGAATAATAACAATAATACACCATCACAAATAATAAAAACTTATGTTGTTGAAAATGAATTAACATCGGTTCAAGAGAAACAAGCAAGATTAAGAAATTTATCAACTTTATAATATGTCAAAAAACAAAGCAGATGGATATAAAATTACCTTTGGGAAACGTAAAACTGGTAAGGCTCGAAAAACCAAAGGACCAAAAGATAAACCTACCAAACCTTATAGAGCACAAGGAAGGTAAATTTACAACTATTTATTATTATGGTAAAAAAAGAAAAAATATACGAACTCAAGATTGAAGAAGATGATGATTTATCAGGGATTGATAGAATATCACTCGTAGATCAACCAGCAATCGAATATGGGTGGGTAGCTTTTAATTCAGATGTCATGGATATATATGGTTTCAAACCAAGATATTTTCATATTTGTCCTGGCGCACAAGAATTATTCAAACATTTAGTTAGCATGCAAAACGATGATGATACTATTGGTATGATACGTTCTGCAGCACAAGTTGCTGATAATGTTTTCAGAATAGAAGAAGAAGTTATACAAGCTGAAGAAGCAAGTGAAGATCAATATGTTGAAGCAAGTTTATTGGTTGATGACTTCAAAGATATAATGTACGAAATAAGTGAAGAAAGTGATATGGAACATGATGTTTCATTCATGGATGGTCACATAGAAAAAATCAAAGAATATGTTAAAGAAGATTTGGCTTATGATGTTAGCTCAATTACAGGCTATAAAGATCCTGGTATCGGAAGAAAAAAGAGAAAAAGAAAAGAGTTCGAAAGTTACGCCGACTACCCACAAGCCGCAACAAAAAACGCACAAAAAGCGTTAAGATGGGCAGAAAAGAATGGTTGGGGTTCTTGTGGAACACCTGTTGGAAAACAGCGTGCTAACCAACTTGCAAATGGTCGTGCTATCTCAGAAGAAACTATAGCTCGCATGGCATCTTTTGCAAGACATAGACAAAATAGTAAAGTTCCTTATGATGAAGGATGTGGAGGTCTTATGTGGGATGCATGGGGAGGAACTGAAGGTATAGAATGGGCACAAAGAAAATTAGAAAGTATCAGATTGAAACAAAAAATGTCATCACAAATGTTTCAAATTGATGATGAAAAGAAAATGGTATTAGGTCCTGCGATGGTTCCTGACATGAAAATTTATAGAAAAGATAAGAATGGTGACCCATATTATGTTTTCTTCACAAAAGAAACTATCAAGATGATTGCTGAAAAGTATATGAAATACAAATATACTGACAATAACGACGAAATGCATAACGGACAAGCTTTACAGGACGTTTATGTTGTTGAATCTTGGATAAAAGAAGATGATATGGACAAATCGGTCAAATATGGTTTTGAAGAATTACCTGTTGGTACTTGGTTTGTTAGTATGAAAGTTAATAACCCAAAAATTTGGGATAAAGTTAAGAAAAAAGAACTTAATGGTTTTTCAGTAAGTGGTTATTTTGAAGAGATAGCACAGTTCCAAAGAGAAAAGATGTTTTTGGAAAAATTAGCTGAATTATTAAAAGAAGTGGAATAAAACCTCGAAATATATATCTATATGTAGAGGAATAACAAAAAAAAATAAATAAAACATGTCTAATTCAAAAAACGCAATCAAAGAAATCAAAAAATTGATGGTGCAGTTTGGATTTTTATCAGAAGATGTTTCAGTTCAATCTTTCAAATTAGAAGATGACACAATCCTTAACACAGAAAAATTGGAAGTAGGGTCAAAAATCTACAAGATTAATGAAGCTTTCGAGCAAGTTAATTTAGAAGATGGTGTCTATCGTCTAAAGGAAAACTTTGAAATTGAAGTATCTGAAGGTGAAATTAAATCCGTAAAAGAAGTTTCTGAAGAACCTGTTGAAGAGGTTAAAGAAGAAGTGGTTGTTGAAGAACCAGTTTCTGAAGAACCAGTAAAATCTGAAGAGGTTAAAGAAGAATTTTCAGCTGAATCACAAATTTTGGAGATGTTCAAAGATTTCATCGGTAAGATGAATGAAAAAATGTCTTCATTAGAAGAAGAAGTTAAATCAGTTAAAGCTGACTTCAATAAATTCAAATCTGAACCAGCAGCACCAAAAATCGCTGATGGTAAAACAGAACAATTCAATAAAAACTTAGATGAGATTGATAGTAAAGTAAATCAAATATTAAATCTCAGAAGAAACAATAATAAATAAAAATTAAAATAATTAAATTATGAAGATTTATTCTCCACAAGAATTTAGTTACGTAGTATCGTCAATTACTGGTTTTACAGACCAAGTTGGTGGTGAATTACTTGCTAAATCTTTAATCGGTGCAACAACTCCTCGTTATGTGAATGTTAGATTAGGAATTAAGGGCACACAACAATTAAATTTGTTGAACTCAAACCCAACATTCCAAGCTGGTGCTTGTTCTTTGAACCCATCAGGTACAACTACCTTCACTCAAACAAGTATTGCAACTTGTCCTGAGACCCTATTTGAAGCTTTATGCTATAAAGACCTTTACCCAACATATCAAAGCATGTTGATGAATGCTGGTCAAACTTCTGAAACTGTTCCGTTCGAAAACGTGATTGCAGATTTGAAAGTGAAGCAAATTCAACAAAGAATTGAAAATCAATTATGGGGTGCTACTACAAGTGGTGGCGATTGCTTTAACGGTTTCGATAACTTGATTACTTCAGGTAATACTGGTATCGCAGTTTCTGCTTCAGGTACAACATTCTCACCATCTGCAAACTACGGTTCAAATGGTAACCCAATCACAGAAGTTGATAAATTAATCAACGCTTTATCTGATGACGCTATGTCAAGAGAAGATTTAATCGTGTTCATGTCTTACGCAAACTTCCGTTTGTATGTACAAGCATTAACAAGAGCTAACTTCTTCGCTAACTATATTGGTTCTGCTGATGTAACTTCTAACATGGAAGCTACACATCCGAACTCGAACGTGAAAGTTGTTCCAACAATTGGTTTAGCTGGTTCTGACAAGGTAACTATCGGACCACGTGAATATATGGTAGTTGGATTTGACCTCATGAGCGATCATGAAAAATTAGACCTTTGGTACTCAAAAGATTTCGATCAAGTAAGAATGAGAGCTAACTACAACTACGGTGCTGCTATTGCAACATTTGGTTCAACAGCTTATTTCGCTACTAACGGTTTATCTTAATAAAAACAATAAGGGGTGAAAGTCCCCTTTTAATAAATTAAAAAATAAATTACACACAATATGAGTTGTTATATATCTTCAGGAGTAGCATTAGGTTGTTCAGATGGTATTGGTGGTATTAAGAAAATCTACGTAGTTGGTGGTGGTGGTTCTGTAACAGGATACACTTACGACGCTGATGGTGCAATCACAGGTGCAACATCAACAACTGGTACAACTTTGTATGGTTTCGAGCTTAAGAGAAACACAAGTTCTCTTGCACAGAACGTACAAAAGAATTTCGAGAATGGTACCATTTTCTTCGAACAAGTTTTAACTGCAATCCTATTCAAATATGATCAAGATAAAAGAAATCAATTGAAAATTTTATCACAGAATGATGAAATCCAAATCGTAGCAATCGACCAAAATGACGTACAATATTTACTTGGTCAAGTAAATGGTATGTATTTGTCAGGTGGTTCAGCTGCAACAGGTACTGCATTCGGTGATAGAAATGGATTTGAGTTAATCTTCACAGGACAAGAGAACGAACCAGCAAGAGTAATTGAAGGAGCATTAGCTTCTGTATTTACAGGTGTTTCTATTGTAGGATAATGATAGTAGGTCTACGACCGAATTTCTATATCTCCAATTTCAGAAAAGGGGTCTTCGGACCTCTTTTTTTTATTTATACCAATTCAAAATGAAATTTTTTATATTTATTAATAGAAATAGATATTATGTTATACCTTCAAAAGGGTCAGCCAAATACATTAGTTCTGAATATAAACAATAATAGCAGAGAAACATTTACAGGATATACTTGTGTCTTCACTCATGTAATGAGTCAAGAAACCAAATCATATGCGATAGATAAAAGTAATCCATCACAATATGAAGAGAATATCCGTTATTGTCAAATAGAAATTCCATTAAACTCAGATGATTTGAATTATCTTGGTCAATATACTTTAGAAATATATGGACAACCTGATAATGAAAAGGTTTATAATGGTATGGTGGTATTAGAAGGAACTGAAGAAGAACCATTCTTCACCACTTATGTATCAGATGATGAAGTAAATGAGAACTATATATACATACAAGATTAATTATGAGTGAAAAAATAAAATCAGAATTTAAGAAAATTGAATTTCAAAGAGCATCACTTCCTGTTTTTGCAGAGTTTATACAAAGAACTCCGTGGGTTTGGTATGGTGAGAATAACTTATTACCTCAATACTTTATTGAGCTGTATGACAACTGTGCAATTCATAAAGCAGTTGTAACAAGTAAGGTCAATCAAATCATGGGTGACGGTGTTGTATCTCTCAACAATCCATCAGCAGTAACTGATTTGATTAATAACAAAGAGAATGTAACTGAAGTAATGAAAAAATGTGCTTTGGATTACATGTTATTCGGAGGTTTTGCACTTAATGTAATTTGGTCAAGAGATAGAAAAAGTATATCAGAAATATACCATGTAGATTTTAGTAGAATTAGAGTTGGAAAACTTGACCCATTATTAGATGTGGTTAAGGAATATTATTATTCACCATTTTGGAAGGATACAAAGCGTTTCCCACCAATTGAGATAAAAGGTTTCAATCCAAATGAGAAAGAACCATCACAATTATATTATTTCAAGACATACATGCCAAGCATGTCTTATTATCCTGTGCCCGACTGGTCAGCAGGACAAAGAGCAATTGAAATTGATGTTGAGGTAAAGAACTTCCACATGAACTTGCTTCGTAAGGGTATGTCTCCGTCACTTTGGATTAACTATAATAACGGGATACCAGGTGAAGAAGAACAAAGAATATTGGTTAGAGCACTTGAAGAACAATACGGTGGAACAGATAATGCAGGTCAAGCAATTGTTTCATTTAATGAATCAAAAGAACAATCACCTGAGATTGTACAAATCCCACGTAATGATAATGATAACTACTATCAGTCATTAAATGAGGATATTACAAGAAGTATTTTATCTGCACATAGAGTTTCTTCAGCTGAGCTATTCGGTATTTCAACTGCTGGTAAGTTAGGTACATCAAGAGAAATACAAGAACATTCTGAATATTTCCGTAAGATGGTAATTCTTCCATATCAAAATGATATTCTACCAGTTTTCAATAAAATGTTGACGTTAAAGTATGGTGTTGAAACCACACTTGATATCAAACCTCTATCACTATTCTTAACAGGGGATGTGACAGAAAATCCAGTTGTGGATGATAAACCAGTAAACACAGTACAAGTAGATTAATATGGGCGTACTTTTAGTATCAGAAACAAAACTTAAGGCTTTCACCAATATCAATAAAAATGTTGATATGGATGTATTGAAAGCTGAAATACAAATAGCACAAGATATTGACTTACAGACAATTCTTGGAACAAAATTTTATGTTCATTTACAAAATCAAGTAAGTGCAACAGGTAATACATTTAATGCAAATGAGAAGACCTTGGTTGATGATTACATACAACCATTCTTAATACAAACGGCATATTTTAATGCCATGCCACAACTCATGTATAGAACCATGAATAGAGGTATTGTATCTGGTGATATGGAAAATGCACAACCTGTTGATATTGAGACCATGAAGTATTTGAGAAATATTCAAAAATCACGAGCTGATTTCTATTCACAAAGATTGTTGGATTATCTATTAATTGGTGCAGGACAAAACTTATTCCCTGATTATCTTAATAATTCAACTTATGACGGAATGGTTCCTGATCGAACACAAAAATACAATAATGGAATATTCCTTCGTCACGTTACACGTAAAGGTTGGAATGCACAAGATATAAGAAGAAGTATGACAGTATATTCTGAACAAGATAATGCTTGGAGAAACTGTCCTGACTGTTATTAATAATATAAAACTAAAATAAAACAAAAATGAAAAATTTAGAAAACATAATCAAATTAAAAAACGTATTAAATCATAAGTTCGGTATGATGCCTTATATGGAAGACGAAGCTGATGATGAAATGGATGGTGGTTGTCCTGAAGGATATGTTCAAGACGGAATGAAGATGGTTGATGGAAAAGAAGTTCCCAACTGTGTTCCAAAGAAAGAACAAGAAGAGAAGGATGAAATGCCAGAAGAATTTAAATACGATTGGGATCAGTGTGTTGCTGACCAAATGGAAAGATACGGTGATGAGGAAACCGCAAAGAAAGTATGTGGTGCAATCAAAGCTGGTATGAGAAAAGATTTTAAGGAAGGTGATGACTTATCAAACGCATGCTGGCCAGGTTACCACGCAGAAGGTCTTAAAGAGATGAATGGTAAAATGGTACCAAACTGTGTTCCTGATGAAAAAAAAAGTTAGTTAAGGACGGATTTCCGATTCCTTCACCATCACAAGGAGAAGATGAGAACGAATTTATATCAAGATGCATGAAAGAACTTAACTCAGAATTTCCTGATGAAAAACAAAGAGCTGCCGTATGTTACGGTAGTTGGAAAAAATAACCCAAACACTCCAAAATAAATTTCCCCGATAATTTTTTTTATTGGGGATTTTTTTATATATTATGTATATAACAAAACAAAAACAAAATGGCAACAACAGAAAAAGACCTGGCTATTACCAGACAAAATCAATCAGCAAACGTAAGGGAATTACTCAAAGAAAAAGGTATTTTGAATCTTCTAAACACATTTGAGATGATGGTATATGTGGAATTATGGACGGACTTCTGTATTGAAGGTCCAACCGACGCAATTAAAAAAAGATTTCAAACATTTGATAAGATTATTGAGGAAAGACAAACAAAAAAATAAAATCCTTTTTGTTCTCATATATATGAATCGGGTTTCTTGGTGTAGAAACCCTTTTCTTTTTTTCTAAAATATTTATATTTATTAATGGAACCCGAAGACCAAATATATTCAATAGTGCCATTTTGATGTAAGTTTGTTATACACACGGGTTCCATTTTTATTCGTTTGGTATTTTTTATTACTCCCCTGATATTTCCATATCGGGGGTTTTTGTTTATATTATGGATATGAAGAAGAAGATTGATCCCATATGGATTTTGATTGGAATGTATATTCTAATTCTTATCTGTGGGATTTTGGCGTCTGGGCTGGAAACGGATTTTGGTTATATGAAATAAAAGTTTTAAATTTGTCCTTTAGTTAATTGTCGTGAAATACTCCCTGTCTATTCTTGGACGGGGATTTTTTTTTACCCTGTTTTACCCGCGGGATTTTGGGAAAATCTTGCGTGAACGAAGTATCCAAATTTTCCATTTTCATTCCACGTAATGTGGATAATATGGGGATATCTTGTACCCCTGAAAGTTGGTACTTTGGTATATATAGTTTATCTTTGTACTCACAATTAAACAGACCCGTGGACGGGGGACAAACCGAACGACGACAATTATGACTAAAGTAAAAGACGTGTTATTCAAAGTACTTGTCTATTCCGCTCTTGTATGGGTGTGTGTAGCATTATGTATTGACATCTATTTCATCACCTCAGAAATTATGAAGTAATGAACCATATTGACAAGATGATATACGACAAATGGTTAGAATTTTTAAACACTCAAAATAAAACAGTATGACCGAACATGTAAAATTATGGGACTTGCTCTACACCATCCCATATAACAGTTATTACGGTAAAGTAGATCCTGATGGTGTAATCTTAGAACTACAGGACTCAGACCCCTTTGTATTGAACTCAACACAGGAGGAACGATTGACCGATCTTATTGAAGACCTATACCAGGTTATTGATGACGAGATGAGTGGATGGGAGGAAGAAGGTATATCCTTTGATAACGGACAGTATGAGACCGACTATATCATCACCAAGTATAAGTTGAATGGTGACATCCCTATCATATCGTACGATAGGATGACAGGTAAGGTGACCGAGCTGAATTGTAGTATGACCTCGTACGAATTAAAATAAGACCCATTACGGGACCCTACGGGTCCCTTCAGGTCTTTTATCATCCCATTATAGAAGTCCTTAATATGACCCCTTAGAATTGATCCTGAGGGGTCATCTTATTCTTCCCCCTGAAGGGGTCACGAAGTGACCCCGTATAATTGGTCCCCGAATATTGTCTGGCAAAACTACCTGAAGGGGTGACCGAAGGGAACCCCGCACTACTTGTTCCCTATTCCCCTACAAATATGAACCCCCTTTTAGAGATATTCCCTTTGGGGGTGGGGGATTTTGACCCGTGGGAAAGAAAAGCCCCGTGTTATTACACCCCCTGACGGGGGTTTCAGGATGACTTTTGGTGGATGAGGAAGTATTTATAAATGTGTATAACATGTGGAAAAGTATGATGAAAAAAATTTGGTGGAATGAAAAACCCGTCGTATTTTTGTACTCACGAAATTAATTAAAACCCTCGTGGTGGAGGTTATAAAACACCAAAACAAAATGGCAAAGTATAACAAGTTAAAAGAAATCGTAAAGTATTACGAGAAGAATGAAGACGTGATATTAGAGAAATATCAGTCGTACGTTTATGACACTTTAAATCGTGAATGTAAAGTTTCTAAAGATGACGTACAACCTTATATGTCTTACGTCCTATTTCAATATTCTTATGATACCTATTTCAAATCTTATGTTAAGAAAGGTAAAGGGGACTATCCTACAACCGAACTTATGAGATGGGTTATTAAAAATTTTAATCAGTTAGAGATGGAATATAATGGTACTTTAAATTATGCTCCTATTGACATGTTGAAGTTTATTCTTAACGAGTATGAGATGAGTAATAAGTTAGAGTCGTTTATTAATTCTATCTAATATGGAAAGAAGATTATATGAGTTGGTTGAAAGTTGTCCCCGACTATTGATATCGTGGGATGAGTATAGAAGAATCAAGTTTGATTTTGGTACGGAAGGGTTACACTTTAACCCTTTTGCTCACCTTATACAATCTACCTTTACCTTTTCTAATGATGAGGGTTCTTATCTTGTTACAATTAAAGTATATAGAGGTATATGTCATTTATATGTTACCCAAGATGATATTGAAGTTCTTTATAGAGAGAGTAATACCTTTTATGACTTTTATATCGTACAGATGGAATATTATAATATCTTTGGTGTTCCCCTCGTTTTTAATTTGGAAGGGTGTGGTATTATCAGTAAGGAGATTTGTGATGAGTATTGTTCCGTATTGTTCTATCCCCCGAGATCGACCGATCGTACCGAATGGGATTATAATGAGCCCGATAACGAGGTGAATATCCTTGGTGTTTATGACCGAGAGAAGAACCCAGGTGGATGGACGGATGTTACCTATAACGAGGATGGTACCTTTACCTTTACCCCAACACAGATTAAGGATATCCCCGTGGATCCCAAAAACACCCAAGCTGTATTATTAAAACAAAAACTATTAAAACAACAACAAGATGAATTACATTCTATTAAAAAAAGGAGACGAAACAAAAAAGGTTAAGATGGAACTTACCATGACCGATCTTAAGATTCTACATAACGCATGTGTGGATGTCGTTAGAGAACTACCCGAGATGATATCCTATAAAATCGTCATGACCGAATTGGAACAAATTATAAAACAAAATCAATAATATGAGAAAGAAGTATATTACAAAAAGAAAGATGGAAAAAGACGTTCAGGAGTTTCTAAAGCAATATGATGATGGTGATAGTGGTGAGAGATCGACCGCAGCCTATCAACTGATATTGGAAACCCTTATATGGGGATCACGCAACCACTTTGAAGCTCTTGGGATATTGGAAGAGGTTAAGATGACCTATCGTGAATCATATATGGAATGGTATAATCAAAATGAAAACCAAGAAAATAACTAATTATGAAAAAGATACCCCAACAATTCCCTCTTGTATTACGAAAGATAAAAGAGGCTGACTTGACCGAAGGAAACCTTTATCTAAACGAAACTACCTTTTTACAATTACATGTATGTGTGAGTGAATCGTTTAGAACTAAACAACAGAAAGAGCAGTTCCGTCAAATCTTTTTGGACAAAGATCAGTCCGACTTTAATGACATGATGACCCGCATAATTGAAGGATTACGCGGTGAAGAAATTGATATCGTGATGATTGAACTTGACCGAGTTTCAAAAGAAGGAACACCTTACAAAATGTATAAACCCATAACTAAAAAATAAAAAAAATGAGAACATTAAAGCAATCACAACAAATCGTTAGATTTTACGAGACAACAAGAATCTGGTATAAAGAACATAGCAAGCAACTTGTTGAAGATTATACCGAGGAAATGAATAACCGAACAGAAGAACACCAAATGGATTTTGAAGAATATTGTCTGGCAGTATTATACTTCATGTTTCAAACTGGTCCCGTTAAAAGGGAGACAGACGGATTATTCATGGAGGAAAGTAAAAACCTATTACACTACTACCAAAATAACCATGAGAAGATTAAATCGTCTTATAATTTCGATTCAGACGATTCATTATTCGATTGGGTATTAAGATCGTACGATCAACATAAAGCGGATGAATGGGCTGGTACGTCTATCTCATCATTAATTAAATAATTTTATGGGACAATTTAAGTTTTTAGATAACGATTCTTCTGAGGAAATACCAATTGAAGAAATACCTCAGGATTTGGAATTAAACGTTACATCCGAAAGGGACGTGGAAAATAACGCAATTATTACACGTATTACAATTGACAGAGAAATAACACCGAGAAGTTTGGAAGTAATTAAAATTGCGGCAAGAAGACAATTACTCAACTTATTATGGGATAACGGACAGATTCTACATGAAACGATATCCGAAGATGAAAACGGATTGACGATGAGAACTGAATTAATTTTTAGATAATATGAAAAAATCAATATTGATTTATGCTGATTGGGAGGAAGATATTAAATTGATGACACCTGAGGAAACTCAAAACTTCATCTTGAATATTTTTAGACACTCTAAAGGGGAGCAAGTTTATTTACCAAGTAAACACGAGCAATTTCACTGGTTACAAGTAAAAAGGATTTTAGACATTAACAAAGAGAAATACGAATTACGTGCTGAACGATCAAGAGAAAATGGAAAAAAAGGTGGAAGACCAAATAACCCAACAGGTTATGAAGAAACCCAATAGGTTATTTAATAACCCAATAGGATACAAAATAACCCAGAAAACCTGATAAATCCTAAATCTAAACTCTTAAATCTAAAATGATAATTCATAAATCTAAAATCACAATTCTAAAATCACAACTCTAAACAAAAATTTTTATGAATAAGCAAGAATTAGATATTTGGTTGGAGGGATGTATTAATTATTACAATAAAAAAACAAATAACAATATGGCAACTATTGAAGAAAAAATTAAGCAACTTGAAAACGCTCATTCAAGGATGTATAACCAACAAAAAGAACTAACTGAACTAGTTATAAAATTACAAGATAAATTAACTGGTGAATTGGAAAAGATAACTACTCAACTGAAAGAATTGAAACAAGAGGTACCAGATACTTTACCTCAACAATTAATTGAAGATAAAAAGTATAATGGGCAAATAACAGAAATAATATCAAGCAAGGATGTTGTTTGGCGCAATATGAATTATACTAATTGGGAGTTGAAACTCAAAGGAAAAGAACATATATTTTTAGCATTTATCAAAACTGGTATTATACTGGAACCAGGCATGCTGGTGAAATTTACATATAAACATTACTTAAAACTAGTTCATCTAAAAGTTATAGAATGATAAAAATTACATTTCGTACTGGAGAAAAAAGTTATAAAGAATTTACCCAACTTTCGAAGAAAGATAAACTGGAGTATATTGAACTATTAGAAAATATGGAAAAAGAACATATTTCTTATAATGATTGGCATATACTTAACAACTACTCAAAAAAAGAAATTGAAGTAGATAAATTTTTAGAATTATGAGTTTTTTAGATTATTTGAGAACATATTACCCTGATTATTTACAGAATAGAACACCTGATATGGATATGAATGACCATAAAATCGTACAGATATTAAAATCACTTTTCCCTGATATAGTAGATTTAACTTATACAAAAAGTAAGCATGATTTTTATTTGTCAGACAGTGGTGATGGAGGAGAGATAAAAGTCCGAAGAAGACATTATGAAGATTCATATGGAATAGATAAACCAAAGTATGATTACTTAGTAGAAAATAATTTTAGTTATTATATAGTTTGGTCACCAGGTCAAAGAACATATAAAGACATAGTAAATAAAATATACAATCCTAAGCTATTCTTATGGGATTTAAGAGAGTTAGACCAACCTGAATGGATATTGAGACCCTCACCAACAACAACTGATTTTAAGACCTTATATTACACTCAGGAGGAAGACAAATATCACGGCAAGTTAAAAGTTTCAGACGCATGGGATATTAGTCATTTATTATATGAATAATATTTACAAATTATATTTTATGTAATATATTTATTATTATTCTAATAATGATTTTCTCAGTAAGCCAATAGGTTCCCATTTAATACCTGTTGGCTTTTTTTATTTAACAGAGTATTTATAGATATGTCAGACAATTATAAATTTTGTGAAGGTTGTGATGAATATAAGTTGAAGGACGAATTTTATAAAAGTCATCAAACTGGTTGTTATTTTAGAAAATGTAAGAAATGTCATAATAAAAATAATAAAGAGGCGGCAAGATTATATTGGATTGAAAGAAAAAAGAATCATGGTGGAAGTCAAAAGATTCTAATGAAACCTGATGAATATACAGATGAATGGCAGAAAGAACAAGTATTTTGGTTGATGGAACTGTTAAATTGGAAATATACTGATGGCGTATGGTGGAAGGAAGGTGTAAAGGATAAGAATAAAAATTGGTATATATTCAAATCTAAACCAAAGGAAAATAAAATAAATAAAAATTATGATATGTCTTGGTTAAGAGAAGGACAAAGAATATCAAAAGCTAGAATTATGATGATGGAAAATATCGATGATATATTAAAAATGAGAAAAGAAGGAAAATTGTTGAGAGAAATTGCTAAAAAATATTTTGTAAGTGACACAACAATAAGAAAGTTTATAGAACAAGTGACAAATGAAAATGAAACAAATTGATTTGGGTTTTTTAGATATACCTATATCATATCAAGATTTTACAAAAGAAGAAAAGGATATTTTATGTGACAGATTGATTGATACATTAATAGAATATATTGACAAACAATTAATTAGATTACCACATATCAATAGGGTTAAATTTTTGAACGATATATTAGAATCATCTTTAATGACAAATGAGATGATGGAAAATTACGAGGTTTGTATTGTCATAAGAGATATGCAAATAAGATTGAATGAATCCTGAAATTGAGAAGTATATAACTGACAACTATTATGAATTATTAAAAATTTGTTTCAAATATACAAAGAATAACGATTGGGCTAGTGAGTTGTTACATGAAGTAATAATACAAATGTATGACAAAGAATATAACATAAAACTTGAAGACAAGAACATAAAATATTATATTATAAGGATGATAATGGTGAATTGGTGTTACCCAACAAGTCCATTTTATCGTAAAATAAAACAATTCAGTTTATCTCATTTTGATTTACAAGAGGCGATGAATATTGCAGTAGAAGAAACCGAAAGTGATGAACATAAATTATTGGATATTATTGAAATAGAATGGGCGGAAACAAACTGGTTCAACAAAAAAATATTAGAAAAATATATGTTACTTGGCTCGTTAAAAGCTGTCTCACGAGATACAACAATTCCTTTGACAAGTATTAAGAGATATGTAGATGAGACCAAGAACTTAATTAGAATAAACACATTAAATAAATTAGAAAATGAATAGGAAAGGATGTGGTTGTGGAAAACCTAAACCACCAGTTAAAAAATAGATTTTATGGCATGTCAAAAATGTAAAAAGAAAAAACCTGTTACTGAATTACCACCAGTAGAAGAATTACCAACAATACCAACTGAAAAGGATATTGTTGCTGCTTATCATGATTTAACAAGTTTCTCAGGTGTCGATAATGATAAGAAAGAGAGAATCAAAGATATTTATAGATTCTTGTTTGATGAAGAATTAGATTTAGATTGTGGTGGTTGTGGTTCAAGACAAGTTAGAAAATTTCATAACTTATTGAAATTTGAATTGAAACTAATTTAACATGGAAAAGAAAAAAACTAATTTGGAAAAACTTCCTGATATTGTTGAAGACAACTTTGATGAGATTGTTAAAGGAAATGGATTACACCAACCGACAGCAGTAAGAGAAGCAAGGTTTCCTCGTGTATATGAAATGATATTGTACGAGAAACTACCTACAAGAGAATTAAGAAGTAAGTGTATGGAGGAATTTGCAATATCTGAACGAGCGGCAGAATATCTTTTGGTTGAAGCAAGAGAAAGATTAAAAGAAAGATTTGCGTTACAAAGTGAAGAAATAATTACAGACCAACTTGCGAGAATGTTTGACTTATTAAAGAGATGTCGTAAGGATGGAAACAAGAAAGTAGAAAGAGAATTACTTGCTGACTTGAATAAAATATATGGATTAGAACAAAGGAAATTGGATATAACATCTAATGGTGAGCCCATTACGATTAATATAAGTATAGAAGATTAATTTATGATAGAATTTATTGTCCCAACATGGAAAAGACCAAAACAATTAATGATGATGTTATCTTCATTATGCTCACAAACAAATCAAAATTGGAAAGCCCACGTCATTATAGATGGGATGACAAATGATTACTTTTATGTTAAAAATCATTTTCAGTTTGATCCTCAGATTCGTTTTAGTCATATTGAGGGTCCAAATAATGATTGGGGACATACAGCAAGAAGTTATGGATTACTTCAAGCGAAAGAAGAATGGGTTGTGATGACAGGTGATGACAATTACTACACACCAAATTTTGTGAATGAAATGTTAAATACCGCAATTGAAAATGGATGTGAGTTCGTTTATTGTGATATGGTACATAATAATTGGGGTTATAAATCAGTTAATTCAAGATTAGCTCACGGATATATTGATATTGGAAATTGTATGATGAAGAAAGAAAATACAAAAGATATTACTTTAGAAAAAGATTATAATGCTGATTGGACTTTTATTTCAGAATATTGTAGAAAAAATAAAAAACACAGCAAAGCAATAATGAAGATAGATAAAATTTTATATATACACAACTAATGGCAATTAATGTTGAATTAACAAAAAAACAAGGTACATGTCTAAAATATCTGATGGATAATAAAACCACAGAAGTTTTATATGGTGGAAGTGCTGGTTCAGGAAAATCATTTATTGGTTGTTTTTGGATTACTGATTTGTGTTTAAGAAAAGCAGGAGTTAGATGTTTAATTGGAAGAACTGTATTATCACAACTCCGATTAACCACACTTAATACTTTATTTGAAACGTTCGCATTACTAACATTAAAACCTGAACAACATTACAAATATAACGGACAAACAAATATCATCACATTTTATAATGGTTCAGAAATTATATTAAAGGATTTAGCTTATCAACCTTCAGATCCTAACTTTGACAGTTTAGGTGGTTTGGAACTTTCAGCATGTTTTATAGATGAGGCTGCTCAGGTTACACAACTTGCATATAACATTCTTAAATCAAGGATACGTTTTAAGTTGAAGGAACATAATATGATTCCAAAATTATTAATGACGTGTAACCCAGGTCAAGTATGGTTAAAGAAAGAATTTTACATTCCTGCGATGGCAGGATTATTACCTGATACAAAAGTGTTCGTTCAGGCGTTACCAACAGATAACAAACATTTACCTGATAGTTATATCGATATGTTAAAGACACTCCCACCAGCACAGAAACGTCGTCTGTTGGAAGGAGATTGGAACTATATGGATGAGGATGATAGTTTATTCAGTTTTGATAGTATTACAAATTCACAGATGTATCTATCACCTAACCCAAATAATAAAAAATACATGAGTTGTGATATAGCTCGTTTTGGTTCAGATAGAACTGTGATTATGATTTGGACAGGTATGGTACTTGTTGAATGTTTTAATTATACGAAATTAGATACGGTTGAAGTATCAAATGTTATTAAAGAATTAATTGACAAATATAATATACCATTATCAAATGTGATTATAGATAGTGATG